GAAAGCCGCAACAGAATATTGTCTAGACCGCGGCTGGACTTTCAAAGTCTTAACTGAAAATGATTTGGGAATAAAATGATTAGATTACATGTTTTATCTGTACCACACACGGCATCGACAAAAGAATACACCGTCTGTGCTTTTACTCAAAAAGTTATCAACTTCTGTAAAATGTTCAAAGAACAAGGAATGCATGTCATTCACTATGGGCACGAACATTCACAGATAGAATGCGATGAACATGTCACTGTTACGACTCAAGCTTTACTTGAAAAAGTGTATGGCATCTATGATTGGAAAAATCTAGGATTAAAATACAACCAACAGGATGAAGTGTTTCAAACATTCAATGCAAACTGCATCAAAGAAATTGCAAAAAGAAAACAACCTCATGATATTATTCTTTGCTTTTTCGGTGTTGCACAAAAACCAGTCTGTGATGCACATGCAGACCTCATTTGTGTGGAACCAAGTATAGGATATCCTTCACATTTTGCACCGTTCAAGGTGTACGAATCGTATGCCGTTATGCATGGGCTACAAGGTCCAGAGAAAGTTTCGACTGCTGAGTACAAATTTTATGATGCGGTCATACCTTCTGGTTTTGATTTGTCCGAATTTGAATTTAAAGATTGGAATCAAAAAGAAGATTACTTTTTCATGTGCGGTCGATTAGTGTGGTCAAAAGGCGTCGATATTGCTGCTCAAGTAACTGAAAGACTTGGTAAAAAGTTGATTCTGGCTGGCACGACTCACGGTCCGTCTGACTGTAATCTAGGTCAAAACTGGCCAAGTCATGTGACATACGTTGGCTATGCTGATGTTGAAAAACGGAAGAAATTAATGGCTGGAGCTATTGGTTTATTCTGTCCGACAATCTACAATGAACCATTCGGATACGTTGCAATCGAAGCCATGCTTTCTGGTACACCTGTCATCACTGTTGACTGGGGTGCTTTTACCGAAACGGTTCAACACGGCGTAACGGGTTATCGATGCAGGACTTTTGAACAATTTCTGTGGGCAGCCAGAAATATTACCACAATTTCACCAAAAGCTTGTAGAGATTGGGCAGCCGAAAATTATAATTTCGAAAAAATTGGAAAAATGTATCGTGAATATTTTGAGTCCATCATCAACGTATCAAAAGGTACTGGCTGGTATACAGAAAACAATGAAAGAACTGAACTTGAATGGCTCACCAAGACTCAGCCAAAGAATCCAAAGACTTTTAAAGAGATTTTGAACTGGTACAACGAAATCAAAGACGGAAAACTTAAATTTCTGCAAATCGGTGCTATGGATGGTGTCAGCCACGATGAACTGAATTCTTATATCATGTGCTTTGATTGGAATGGCGTTCTAGTCGAACCACTTCCCGACATGTTTGAAAAGCTGGTGGATAATTATGACCAGAAGATTGGGTTGCAATTCGAGTGTTCCGCAATAACTGAAAATGATGGTGAAACGGAAATTCATAGGGTGTTGCCAGGTACTGAAAATGCACCAGAATGGGCTGACGGCTGTTCAACTTTGGTACCAGAAAAACACATAGATTATCTGGTGCCCATGATGGTCAAAGAAAAAGTCAAGACAATGACACTTAAAAATCTTGTCGAAAAATATAAGCTACAAGATGTAAATTTTGTGCAAATCGACACCGAAGGTTATGACTTTAAGATTTTTATGCAGATCGATGGTCTTATTGATCCAGATTTGATTAAAGTTGAGATAGCGCATGTTACTTACACCAACGCAGTCTACATGCGCTATGTCTTGGAACAGAAGGGATACAAAGTTTTCATCGATAATTACGATTTAATTGCTTACCGTTTCTAACATAAATATGGCATGGCCTCAACACTTACTCAGATAGCTAACGAAAAAACTGCTCTAGATCAGGAGTTCCTGTCTAGACAGTCTTATGCATGGTTTCAAGATAAAATCAAAGAATTGAAATCTCCTATTCAGTTAGCCAAAGAAATAGTAAATGATAGGTCAAGAAAGACGGGCAGATTTGTAATGGGTGGTTTATACCACTTTTTTTATGATCCTTTGACGAAGGCAGATTTGCCATATTATGACATGTTTCCATTGGCAATACCTTTGCAGACAATGACTGATGGTTTCCTTGCGCTGAATCTGCATTATTTGCCACCGAGATATCGTGCAGCATTCATGGACAAACTCATGAATTTTGCCATTTTGAATAAAGATGATGACCCAAAACGATTGAGAGTCACTTATGATATTTTAAATGCTACAAGAAATTACAGAGAATTCAAGCCATGCATCAAGCGTTACTTGAATTCACAAATTAAATCTAGAATTGTTCCGATTGAACCTTTTGAATGGGAAACTGCTTTATTTTTACCAACTGCTGTTTTTAAAGGCGCAACAGCCTCGAAAATATACAAAGAATCAATTCTTAAAACACAAAGTAGGGTATACTAATGGCCGGATCCATATCAGATTTTAAGTCTAGTTTTTCAACTGACTTAGCAAGACCAAGCAGATTTGATGTTTCAATTCCAGTACCAATTGGAATGGTGCCGTACCTAGGAACTTCAAGACGTTTGAATTTACGTTGCGAGAGTGCTGAATTGCCTGGTCGTTCAATTGCCACGACAAACATGAAAATATATGGCGTCGAAGAAAAGTTTCCTTACATGACTGCTTACAATGATATATCATTGACATTCGTTGTTGGTGATGACATGAGAGAGAAAAAGTTTTTCGATTCATGGGTCAACTGGATTTCACCGTCATTTAGTTATGATGTGAAATACAAAAGTGACTATGCTGTCATAATCAAAGTAAATCAGTATAATCTAAAAAATGAAGTTAGCTATTCAGTAGACTTAATCGATGCTTATCCAATAGCTATCAATGCTCTTCAACTTGATTGGTCGTCCGATAACATTCATAAACTTACAGTTACATTTGCATATACTAGCTGGAGAAACAATTCACTTGAGTCGATTGCGATGGGATTCCTAGAGGATCAAATCTACAGAAATCTCCAGCCAAGAACCAATAGTAATTTATTTGATGATATACTTCCAACAGAGCAAACAAATCGAATATTCAACAGCCCCTCTGAAGTACCGGCCGTGGCTGTAGCTTATCCTGTACCACTTACCACTGTTCCTGTGATACCTCAGAATTAAAAATGGAGTAAATTATGGCATTACCAAAAATTGATACGCCAATTTATGATTTGACATTGCCTCTCTCAAAAAAAGAAATTAGATTTAGACCATTTTTGGTCAAAGAACAAAAAAATCTGTTGATGGCTATGGAAGCCAATGACAAAGAATCAATTGAAAAGAATGTCAAACAAGTTCTAATCAATTGTACTTTGACAGAAGGTATTGATATCGAAAAACTTCCTGTCATCGATGTTGAATTTTATTTTCTAAACTTAAGAGCTAGGTCTGTAGGCGAAGTAATAGAAAATAATTATCGTTGTGATAATGAAGTCGAGGGAAAACCCTGTGGCAATATTATGAAGACGACTTTGAACATTCTTGAAATTCAAGTTGAAAATGCACAAGAAGATAAAAGTGTAATTCAACTTACAGATACAATTTTTATGAAGTTGCGTTATCCTGAATATTCTCTGTTGAAGAAGATAACAAAACTTCAAGACGTTTCTAATATAGCATTTGAAATGGTTGCTGATTGTGTTGAATATATTTTTGATGGAGAACAATACTACTATGCAAATGAAGTTTCTTCACAAGAAATGATTGAGTTCATTGAAAATCTAAATCAACAACAGTTTGCAAAAGTTGAAGATTTTTTCTCTGATATGCCTAAGTTAGAAAAGAAACTTGAAATAAAATGTTCGAAGTGCGGCTTTGAACATAAAATTGAGGTACAAGGTCTCGAAAATTTTTTCGGCTAACCTTTTGTCATGACAATCTGAGAAATTATTATAAAACTAATTTCTCTTTGATGCAACACCATAAGTATAGTCTCACGGAACTTGAGAATATGATACCGTGGGAAAGAGACATTTATATCGCAATGTTGATTCAATATATTGAGGAAGAAAATTTAAAGATAAAACAAAAACAAAACGAAAGAAAATTTAAATAATGCCTCAGATAGCATATCTTCTTTCTCCACAAGGAGCAATGAATCAACAAAGGGAAAAACCTAATGTTGAAAATTCTCCTATTGTGGACTATACAAAAAATATAAAAAACACTGCACTCTCTTACAATCCAATTAAAACAAAAACAGCCGAAAGCCCTAGCATACTTAATCGTTTGATGGGGCTTTTTAGTTTTAATGACAGTAAAGTCAGAGGCAAACTGGTTCAAATACTGACCGTTCTAGAAAAAATGGATGAGAGTCGAGAACGTGATTATCAGATAATGTATATGAATCAACAAATTAAAAAAGAAAAAGACGACCTCAGACACAAAGAGGTAGTAAATCTTTTTGTTGAAGCAACAAAACGAAGAAAAAGAAATGTTACAAGAGCTAGAGTGAAACCAATGGGTGGTGGTTTAGCATCTTCATTATTAATAGCCGGAGGAGCAATAGGACTTTTAACATTTAGTTCAGATGCAATTGCAGGCATCAAAAAAAGCATCGACATTGATTTAACGGATTCCGTAAAAAAAGAATTTGATGAAGAGTTAGAAAAATTAAAGAATATTTTCAGCATGGGAGATTTTGAAAAAGAATATGAAAATATAAAAGATTCTTTTAAAGATGATCTTGATAGTTTAAGTAAAATTAGAGATTTTTTTGAATTAAACTTTTCAACTTTTCTTGGTGGTGATGAACCTAAAACAGTGTCTCAGCCAGAAAAAGACTTTGATACTGATGCTGAAAAAATGCTTCAAAATATAAATTCTCAAATTTCAACAATAGAAGAAAAAATAAGTAAATTTGAAAAATATGAATTAAAGGAACAACAGGAAAGAAAAACTGCTTCAGTTGTAGGAACTCCTGAAACAGTATTAGAACCCGAAAAACCTGTACCTGTTCCTGTTACTAAACGTGCAGAGGCAGTACCAAGAGTGACTCGTGTTGAAGAACCAAGTAAAAGAGAAACTGCACAAAGAGCAGCATCACTTTCGATTCAAAGAGAAACAAGCGCAAAAACTAAAACCGAAGCCGTACAAAAACTTGGTCAAGTTGTAGATAATGATCCTTCGCCGGGACAAAAATCTTACGGAATTTTTGGAATGAATACAACGGGAGGTATAATATCCTTCGTTGAACAATATGGTAAAAAATTTGGTCTAGATAAATTTAAACCTGGTTCACCTGAATTTGATAAAAAATGGAAAGAAGTTGCTCAGGCTAGAAGCTCAGAATTTTTTGATGCACAATTAAATTGGTATCAAAATAATATTGTTTCACCACTTGAAAAAGAATTGTCAACTATTTTACCTCAACAAATTGCAAATGATCCTAAAGCATTGATATACATGGCAGATAGAAGACTACAATATGGTCGTGTTATGGAACAAAAGGCTTTATCTTTTGCAAGTTCGGCCAAATCAACTGAAGAATTTATTCGAAGAATGTCAGAATTTGATAGAAGCAATGTAGAGAAAGCTTTTGAAACATACTTGGAAAGTAATCCAAAAAATCGTCAAGGTTTAATTAACCGAATAAATGAAAGAGAAAGGCAAAGTTTACGACCAGAAAATATTAATTTCCTTGGTATCTTAATTGATGAAAGGTCAAGAGAAAATGATTTTGCATCTATCCAAGATTCTTACATGTCTATGCCATACGTAGCTGTTAATAACACAAATGTAGTGACTCAGAAACGTATAACAATGAACAACAATCCAAATATTCATGCTCATCCTCTAGTAGGTTAAAAAATGGACCATCAAACAGCAAGAGATATCAGAGGTAGAACATTAAGTTCTATGATAACAACAAAAATACTTGCAGGTAGAGGAGTTGGCTCTTCTATCGGAAGTGCATTGTCCGAAAAAATGAGAGCAAGAGCTACCGGCGTCAAAGAAAAATTTGATCCAATGAACATTGTTAAGTTTATGACAGGTGGTTCAAAGTTTGCAACTGCTTTGTATGGTAGTATGCGTGGTAGAACACAACAAGATATACAATATTTTACTGGTACAAAGAAAGCAAAAGAAGTTGGTGCATCAGCAACACGAATAGGTCAATTAGAATCTGACAATGAAGTGTTGGATGTCCTTTCTAAAATATATGGTTTACTAAAAACAACAAATGAAAATGATATTTTACGCAGAGAAAAAGAAGAAAATTCGAAAGAAGAACAAGAATTAGAAAGAGAAAAACGACATAAAGAATTGATTGCAGCTATTACAGGCAAAAAACAAACAGCTGGTACTGCCACACCAACAGCAACTAAAGCTGATGATAGTGGTGGTTTAATATCAACTATTTTAGGAATAGTAACCGGATTAATTGATGATGCAATCAAAGGAGTTATGTCAGTAATATCTGGCATAAACACTTTAATTAAAGGTATTTTAACATCATTTGGTGCTAGTCCATTATCTCTTTTAGCCAGATTGGGTGGTTTTTTAGTTAGCCCCCTTGGAATTGCATTAGTAGCTCTCTCTTTAGGTGCAATTACTGTGTGGGCATTTTGGAAAATGTTAAACGCTGAACCTAGTGAAGAAGCTAAAGCTGAACGTGCTGGTATAGATCAAGCACAAAAAGTGGGAGGTTTAGCAGGCGTCAAAGATGAAATGGATTTCCGTAAAAAACTGCCTGAATATGACAGAACGATGGCAGAAATAAAAGATTATCAATTTGTTCGTAATGAAGGTGAACCATTGAATGATATACAACTTGAAGGATTTAAGAAACGAGGATCTGGTGCAGCAAAAGCGGTTGAAGATTATAAAGCCAAACGAGATGATGTTAAAGAAAAATTAAAACAAATAAATCAAACTGCAACACCCGTACCACCAACAATACAAAATGAACCTGTAGAAAAGCCATCTACAACCGAACAAAGTAGTGTTAACAATACAGCGAGTCAAGTCGCTGCGGTGCCGGATAAATTAAATACGGTGACAAGTGAAAATTTAGAATTGAATATGCCAAGCACACCAGAATCGGTTACTACAGCACAAATAACAAACAATATGAATGTAAATTCGACTAATAGCCAAAAACCAAAAGGTCCTATTCCTTCTGTAAGAAATATGGAAGATTCGTTTCAAAGAATGTTATTAAGCAGTTTGCGAGTTGTATAATAACCAATAAAAAACCCCGCCGTAGCGGGGTCTAAACCAACTTCTGAGGAAAGGAGTTTTGGTTTAATTTTCTTCGGCTAGTTTAGCAAAATAAGCCATATCATCATCATCTGCTAAATCAGGTTCAACATCAACGGCTTTCTTTGGTGCTGCCTTTGCTTGCTCTTTGATAGTTTCAACAGTTGTTTTTGCTGCAGGTGCTTCACCATTCAATCCAAGAACTTTGTCAAGGCGTTTCTTTAGATCATCATATGATTTAAATTCTTTGTCACCAATCAACTCTTGCAACGAGTGTTGTGATTTCCAAATTGTTTCAAGTTCGGAATCATCTGTCGAAAGAGGAGAAGCAGATTCAAATTCAGACTTATCATAATTACGATA